GACGCAGCCATGTGATGAGTGCCGCCCTCATTTGTTATTACAAGCCGCGCACCAGATATGACACTTGCAGCAAGCCTAAAATGTGGAGTGTAGTATGATTTAGCGCCCTCAATAACCCTATCAGAATTAGACGCGACAAGTTGATAAACAGGCATATCAAGTTTCTGAATAAGTTTTATATAATTTTCTTCAGACCATGCTTTATTTTTGCTGCCCTGATCTTTTAAATAAGGCGCTATAATAATATAATCGCCACGTAGTTTATTAAATTCAATTTCTTGATCAGTTAAATACATACGCCCTGCGCGTGGCTTGTGTTCAAGGTTAAAAATAATTTTCTTATTTTGCCAATATTTTATATATGGCCTATATGCTGCACAGTCCATAAGCGTTTGTGTTGACCTGTGATCCCATGCAGGGTTAAATTTCCAAGCGTCATGACTGCGTGGTCGGCCTATTTCATTAACAATAGAAACCTTGCGGCCTGTTTCTTCAAACAAAGCCTCAGCCCTTCCCAATGCCATGATTTCATCACCAAGACCCATTTTATTTATCCCATGCTAAAATATAATCGCCAGATATAACGTCTTTAACCTTTGCCCCATGTGATTTTAAAAGCTCAACAGCAGCAAGTTGTTTATAGCCATATTTTTCTATCATGTTGCCTTTTTGCTCAACAACAATCACGGGCTTTGATTTTAATATTGTATTTAAAGCGCCCTCAATAACCTTTATTTCATAGCCCTCGCAATCAATCTTAATTAAGCCGACATTTTCAAAGCTAAAATAATCAAGTGGTTTTTGTTCAATGTCACCCGTGCCGTCAGGATCAATCCAAGTATCACCAGAAGAAGTTGCGTTTGTTTTTAATGTGACAAAACCGCATCTTTCGCCCAAAGCACAGTCAAATAATTCTGCATTTATAGCGTGTTCCATGTTGCGATACCAACATTCTTGGTGTGCTTCAACAGGCTCAAAACAAGCAACGTGTTCAAAATCACGCGCCATATAAAATGACCAAAGCCCAACATGAGCGCCAACGTCAATGGCAAGTTTTTTATTATCAACAAATTGCATAGCATATTCGTATTTATGGTGCTGATAAGTTAAGCGCCCATCAATTCTTTTGTTCATTTCGCTCATCCAGCGCGGTAAATGAGACTCACCGTCTGGAAAAAACCATTCATCAAACTTCATCATTTAATTTTCTCCATGCTATACCCTGCGAAATTTCTTCCAGAGTCCATTGATTATCCGCTAAAACAGCGCAATGTTCATATAAATTATCAGGCATTATCGGGTATTCAATCAGCGATAAGTCACTTAATGTTATAGCTTTCATGTGCGAATTGCCAGTGCAAAAAGCAGGAACGCCAGCCAGCAGGGCTTCCAAGCAAGAATTGCTGCTATATGAAACAACCGCCCAAGCGTTATCTAAAAAAGCAGATAGCGGTTTTTTGTCCTGTTTGCGATGTATGATGATATTTCTATCAGAAACTAGGCGTATTTTTTCTATTGTTTGTTTTAACCAGCCGTCTTGCGAAAGGCCAAACCGTGAAAAAAAATGATCAGTCTGTGGGCAAATGATAATATGATCACCGTATTTTCTAGGCTTTGGCTTATACCCAAACAAAGAAAACCTTTTACCGTCAGATTGACCTTTACCGTCATGAAACATGGCGTTTTTAGTTATTCGGTAAAAATAACCCCTGCCAAAATAACCCTTATCGCCATAATAAAGCGTGTGACCGCCAGAAATACATGATTGAACATCTTTCCAGTTTGCAGGGCTTGGAAAACCTGCCCAATCGCCACCTGCATATTGATTTAATATTCTGCCACCGCATCCCTTGGCAAAAGCCCTACCAAATTTTGGTGATGTTAATTCGTGCGGTACAATGTAAACATTACAAGACATCTTCCAAGTTTACCTTTGGAAAACAGGTTAAATAACTATGTCTTGTTGCATTATAAACTTTCGCAGGAATTAATGGCGCCGCTTCGTGAAACCTTTTTATCCAGTCATTATAATTTGAGCCACGACAATCACGCTTTAAGCTTTCATCACCATCCCACCAATGCTTTTTTTGCTGATAGCCCATATCATAGCCCAACAAAATAACCTCAGTTGCGCCGTTTAATGTAGCCATATTGACGCATTGAAAGCCGCTATTGCCGCCCGTTGCCACCACGCCTTGTTCAAGTGACCATTTAAGCTCAACCTTGTAATTTATATAATTAATGCCCCATTTCTTAGCGGCTTCAGGTGTACACGTCCATTTTTCACCTGCAAAATCAGAACACCCTTTCCGAATATCCCACCAATCACTATCAGCCGCATAAAGCAAATCAGCCCAAGGCGCTAGCTTATAGCTTTCTTTTACAACATAGATTTTGTCAGCTTTTCCCTTGCAATATTGCACATCTTCAGGCGTTAAACTTTCACCTGACGCAATACATACAATTTTCATTAAACACCTAAATTGCGCCGATACGGGAATAAAAGACGCATGACAGCAGGGTTTTCTTTGATCTCTTTTTCCCCTGCACCTTCACGGTTTTCGTACAAATCAGCTACTATCAACAAAGCGGCGGCTTTAATCGCGCTTTTGCTTGGAATAATTTCACGGTCAAGAAAGTTTCTTATATAATCATCGGCGGCGGCAATATAAAGATTTATCAGTGTATCTTCTGGATCAGGGCTATCAACATAAGTTGACGCTCTTAAATGAAGTTTAGCTTCTGCCAGCGTTACCGTTGCCATTTTAAATTCCTTTGAAAATATAGGGTGGGTTTTTTACACCCACCCCATACTTAAACAATATTATACAGTCAAGTTGCCGTATTGAACAGCCGCAGGAACGAATGTTGCCAGAGCCGCACGGTTTTCAGCGCGAACTGTAACAAGGTTTTTCTGCACGTTTGTATCATCTTGTTCAAACATTTCAACAACAGTTGCTGAACGACGGAACAGACCGTGGGCAATATCAAATGCACCAACAATCAGTTTGCCGCTTGTAACGCTGTTAGAAACAACAACAGGCAAGCCCCAGAGAGATGCTGACAACACACCGCCAGCAGGATTGCCGATGATATATTGGTTGGTTGTATCTTTCAGGCGCTCGATACCACCCCAATCAGCAGGGTTCATCAAGATTGCAGTTGCATTGTAATCGGCAACAGCAACAGCCTGAATAGCTTTGCTCAAACTATCAAGGGCTGTGTCACCAGTCGCAGGCGTAAATGCTGTGTAGTTACCTGAAGCGGTAATACCAGAAATTTGCTGACCTGTACCAGCACCAGCGATAAGCTGAGAATCAAGTTTCAGCTCAACGCCGTAACGCAGACGATTGTCGATGTAGCTTTGCAGAGCAGCAGCATCTTCTAGAACTTGTTTTGACACTTTTAGGAAGTGAGCAATCGTGCGAACAGGGGCGCTCGTCAAGGTGAAGTCAAGAGTTGCTTCACCTTTTGTAGCTCCTTCTGCCGTTTCAGCAGCACCGTTTGTGAAGGTGTTTTCTTTGGTGTACTCAACAATGTTGCTGGTTGTCGTGAAGTTAGGAATGATGTCAGCAATGCGGAGAGTGCGGAAAGCGCCGCCAACGATACCACCCAAACGCTGTGAAGGAACAAGCGTATCACTGTTAACAGCAGGTGAGCCTGTCTGACCAGTGATAGTATTTGCTTCAATGCGCATTTTGTTGCTATCGCCAGAAGTGAAACGCTTGAAAGCATCAGATTTAATAACCATCTGACCAAGGGTTTTTACATCTTCTTTGCCCTTTACAACATTTTCAGCAAGTTTCTGTTCAAGAGCAACGATTGCATCAGCTTGACCAGCCAACTTTGCAGCCAGAGCGTCAGCTTTTGCGATAGCGTCTTTTGCGTCTTTGCCAGTGCTTTCAACCGATGCTTTCAGATTAGCATTGATTTCAGCGTTGGTGTTTTTGAAAGCTTCCATTGAAGCTTTAATATCATTAACTAGTTTTGCATTATCGTCCATTTTAGTTTCCTTTATTTAAAAGATTTCAATAAGCCCTCAAGGGCTACCTTTAGTTCAGAGTCAGCGCACGGCTTGACAGTTTCAGCAGCGCACGGCGTACTGGTTAATTCTTTGATAAGGGCGCGGCGCTCAGAGCGAGGCATACCTGCTTTTGCAAGTTCAACGTCAACGCGCTTTAAAGCAGCGTTTGCGATTGTTTTTTCTTCTGCCAAATCAATTTCATCTTCACCCAAAAATGAATGAGCAAATTGCATTTGCACGGCATCTTCACCTGACAACCAAGTTTCCTCAGACATCATCTTTTTAACTTGTTTTTCATCAAGCCCTGTTTTTTGAGCGTAAAGCTTAACCATGCTCATGTCAAATTTTGCAAGCATATCTGCTACCGTCTGCATATCTTCTGAATTGCCGATAGCCATTGTCCAAGCATTGTGGATCATGAAAAACCCAGACTTGGAAATGCTAATATTATCACCAGCCAACGCCACGATTGAGGCAGCCGAAGCAGCAAGGCCGATAACATTAACATTTACATCACCTTCATATTCTTTTAACAGCGTGTAAATTGCTAAACCTTCAAAGAAGTCGCCACCGCCTGAGTTAATATTAACAGACACAGGTGCGCCGTCAGCTTTTCTAAGGATTGAGGAAACTATTTTTGCCGTCATGCCTGAACCGTCACCATAGTCACCAACGGTTGAATAAACGTTGATATAATGATCTTTGTCCTCATCGTCTTTTTTCTTAGCAACGATTGTCTTATCCCAACGCGCAAGCGCCGAAGCTGGAATGTCAAAACGCATATTCACTTTTTTATCCATTTGGCACAACCCCTGTGTTTTGTCCTACGTTCTCAAGTTTTATCATCTGTTGCTGAACAAGCAAGCTATCACCGCCCTCAAGTGATTGCATACCTTCTTCTAAGCGCCATTCATTCGGGGTGATCAGGCCGCCCTGAACGCCTTCTTTACCTGCTTTGACCCGATCATAAAAATCAGGCCGCAACAAAGATTTAAAATCAAATTCAATGTCATACTGTGCGCGATCTTCTGGTGAAAATAAATTTGCCTTTATGCTTGCTTCATACCGCTCAAGATAAGGCCGCAAGCCAAGTTTATACCATCCTTGTACAATCTTTTCGATACCAGAACCCCACGCAGTTGAGGCGCTCATATCGTTAATCAAAACACTTGGTACGTTAAAAAACCGCGCAATATCCTCAATCTGAAAACGGCGACTTTGTAAAAGTTCGATGTCTTGCGGAGAAAGCGAAACTTGTTCAAACTTCATACCAGCTTCAAGAACAAAGAGGCGCTCAGAGTCACTTGCTGACAAGTCAGAAAGATTTTCTCTGACTGATTTGCGTTGCTGTTCATTTAAAACTTTGTCGTAAGTTAAAACGCCTGACGGTTTGCCGCCGTTTTTGTAAATCTTACCGACTGATTTTTCTGCCGCGACACCAACACCAATGCTGTTTCTTGCATATTCAAGAGGCGAAAGGCCGATAATCCCGTTACCGAATAACTTTGTGTGCCAGATTTTTTCTTCTGAATATTCAACGGTTTTTCCATTTTCTGTGTATTTATAAACACGCGCACCGTTTTCTTTCAGGCTGACTTCCATTTGTTCAGCCATCAAGGGAATAAGTCCGACAAGTTGACCTTTGGTACCATATTGTTTTAAAGCATAAGCGTTTCCGTGAAGAACAAGTTGAAAAGTAATTGTCTCAAAAAACTCTTGCTTTGTTTGCCATCTGTTTACTTTGCCGCCAAACATGGCTGACAAAGGATGCTGGCGATCTGGCGTTTTAACGCCGTTGCTATCAACCTTGTAAACATTCAAAGCCATAGAGCCAACAGTCTCAGCCTTTAAACGAGCGCAAGCCCAGACGGCTGACAACTGTAACGCTATGTCTGTATTAATTGGAACGCTAGGGCTTGAAGCATAAGAAGCAGGTGCGCCTAACTGAACACCTTCTTGCCGATAAGATGCACCAGTCATATAACCGACAAGACTTTTCCAAAACGCCAAAGATTGAACCCCTTAGTTATTTTTTAAAATGATAACCGAATAGGAAAATAAAAACAATCACGTTATCATATCACTATCGGAGTATTTATAAAACTATTTATATCACCTTGCATTATGTGATTTCTTTCAGACAAACCACAAGCCATTGAAAGCGCAACCATGCCATCAATACGACCTGACGTTTTCATTTTGTCCAGCTTGCGGTCACCAGCAGGATTTTTTATCAGCATGGCATTTTGTGCGCACATAGTTAAAACTGGATTGCCATCATGGTTGATTGTTTCATTTAAAATTCTGCTTTCCAGCGCGTCAAGAGCTGGCGACATATCTTTGAAGCCCTGCCCCCATTCTACCAGTGGCAATTCTATTCCAAGCAATTCAAGTTCACGCTTTAACATTTCAATACGCCAACGGTCAAAAGCAATAGCGTTGACATTTAAACCACTGAGAATATTAACAATATCATTTGCGACCCAATTATATTCAATCGATGCTGACGGCGGCGTTTTGATTAACCCCTGTCTAGCCCAAACATCGTAGGGGGCGCGGTCACGTTTTGCCTTATCTTCCAAGCCCTTTTGAGGCATCCAGAAATATGGATAAACATTCCATTTTTCGTTGTGCAAACCAATCAGCACAAGCGCCGTTAAGTCATTTCGCATCGACAAGTCAAGGCCGCCGTATATTTCAGAACATTCTTCAATGGGTGGTAATTCTGATTTAATCCGCAGCCAAGCATCACGACTGATAAACGGGTTACGAATTGAAACGCGCTGGTTTAAAAGCAAGTTTCGCGCCGTACTTTCGGCACTTGGCATACGGGATGCTTCAATCATTTGATCTTTCAAATCCTCGTACCCCCTGAAAGCCCCCAAGGCGGGGTTCGACATTTTCCAGCCAGCTTCATCAAGGATATTCATTTCTTTTGGCGTTTCGTAAACGTGAGAAACAATTCTTTTATCATTTGAATTTTTTGCATCGTCAATCCACGTTGAAAATAAATCGCTGTCATTTGCCGCCTGAGTACTAATAGCAAGGACAAGCGGCGATTCATGTGCGCCTTGTGAAGTTAATATAGCCTCGATAAAGGAATCTTTTGTACCGACAACCTGCCCGATCTCATCAAGAATTGCCAATATAGGAGAAAGGCCATGCGCGGTTTTTCCCTCAGCCGCCAGCGCCTTATATTCCACGTTCATGCTTAAACCGATTAGGCGTTTACCTGACGGTAAAACCTTCACTCTGTTTTTTAATTGCGGCGAAAGTTCAACCATTTTTCTAGCAAGATCAAACACAAGCGCCGCTTGCTCACGCGATAAAGCCCCTGAAACAATTTGAGTGTTTCTTTTGGCTTCAGGGCCGACTAAGTGTGCCAACAAGAGAATAGCAATAAGCCCTGTCTTTCCGTTCTTTCTTGCAGTTGATAATATTCCACGGCGCGTGCCAGCAGGGTTATCGTACACGTCAAGAATAAACTTTTTTTGAAATGGCAATAGCTTCAAAGGTTGCCCGACAAGCTTGCCTTCAGGAACACGCAAATATGTCTCGGCAAAATATATAATCTTTTCGCCGCGCGTCATTTCTTTTTTCATGTTTAATTCAAAATATCATCTACCGTGGGGAACATTCCCATTGGGTCGTCAAGAATTTCTTCATACTGTTTTGCAATAGCGCGGCGCTTGTCCATGTCACGCTTTTCACCTTCAATGGCTCTGGCATGTAAACCAAGGTTGCGGCGCATGGCAACGATTGAGGCAATACTATCTTCAACAGCTTTCTTTCTTGGCGACACAACAGCGTCACCTGATTTGTTTTTGATCAGGTCACCCTCGATTGATAAGCGCGTTTGATTTTTATTCAAAGAGTTCATCGACCTTGCAAGATAACAGGCCAGAGCAATCTGGTGATCAGACCAGTCCGCTTTTGGGCGCTCGGCAATAATGTCATCAAAGAAAAGCATTTCTTCTTCTGTCAGGGTAATATTAGACGGCGGCAAAATCTCACGCTTAACGGCTTGCGCTATCCTGATCTGCTCAGTCACGCTGTCAATTCTTTGCTTTCTGGGCTTTTCATCCGTCATAAAATTAACCTTTATTAATAGTTATTAACTGTTTTTATTAACCTTTATTAACAAAATCTGTATTAGCGTTAAAGCAAAGG